GACTTATCTCATTCCCGTGACCAGCATTAGACCCATTTATGGGGTCCTGGTGCTATACACACGTTAAAAACCTTTATGCCCACCTTGTGCGGGACAGTCGCAAACTACGACGGACATATCGGTTACGTATGTAATAATTACACCACGCAAGGTGAGTCCTCTGGGGTGATAAACCAGAAGCATTCTAAAACATTGTTTCAATGGATGTTCTTCGAATTCAATAATAACTAAACCATAAATGTTATTATCTAAAGGATTCTTTGATAAGAAACCCTCTTATCAGGGTATATATTTCGTATATATAAAACGACACATTATAATAAAGGGTAATGTGAAAAACCCTAAATAACACTACAACACACTTCCACTAACTGGAGGTACCGCCAAAAAGACACCACAATTGGCATCATCAGAAGCGGACCTAAGTAATCCACAAAGATTAGTAACAGGAGGAACTGTAGAACGAGAGACATAAATGTCTGGAGCAGAAGAAGTAGAACTATTATTATAACCAGCAGTAGTACTAATAAGACAATCAGTAACCAAACGACTATGACATCTACCATAAGCAGGAACTTGGACTTCACCAGAAAATCCTGCTTTATAGTAAACACTGGGTAAACCATTCCTGTTTATTGTGGTAGCATCATTACTAGAATCCACGGCTTGAAATGTAAAGCCAGTAGCTAGACCCGTAACAATACCTGAACCAACATAAACAGAAAAAGGTTCAGCTCCAGTAACAGAAGTAGTATCCGTATATTTCAACCTAACTCCTCCTCTAACATAAAGATAAAGAGAAGACACCAAAGTATAAATGTCAGGAAATACTGATGATTCTACATAAGCAGGAACAGTATTATAAAACCTAAAAGGAATACTAAAAGGCAAAACATTAAAATATAAGTTGGTAGTAGGTGAAACCTGTTGAACGACTGGATTAGGTAACTTCATTAAAGTACGGAGAGAAGAAATTCTTTCTCCAACACAGAACAAAGAATTAGAGCACTCATCAGAAGGAACATTAGATGAACCAATATTACCTCTATAATTAGCACAAACATTCGTTTCTGTATTTGAAAAAGGTTCTCCAGACTGAGGAGCTATTCCCATAACATATTGCATGTTATTTTTCTTAGGAACAGCAAACTCAGCATCAGCTCCCATACAATGCTCTAAAATAACACCAACACTAGATGAAACAGTATCAGGAGCTACTAGAGGATCCAAAATATGCACAAATAATGTACCGGTAATTTGAGTAGATTGTTTGTAAGGAGTAACAGAAATAAATGGCACTATAAAAGTGAATTCATTACATTCACGAATATCAATAATCTGTCTATGTAAAAAGGCAGTTTGAGCCAATGAAGCTACAATAGGGGATCCAGTCGCCGAATCACAAGGAGAAAAACTAACTGCTAATCTCCCTGAATGAAATTCAGTTTTGACAAACTTAAGTTTATAAACCATAGCTCCACGCCATTGTTCAAACATATTAGCAATCAATTGATAAGGTCCCATGTCAGATATTCCTACAGCAGTGACTGTACGAGTAACCAATAAACCTAGTGGTCTAACTGGAATAGTCATTAAAGCAGTTCCAGAAACACCACCAGTAGCCCAATTAGCAATAAAATTGAAAGTAGGAATAGAACACAGAAAACTAAAGTCCATTTCGTCAACATCAGTCCCAGAAAAACCTTGAGCTTTACCAACTTGATTCTTATAAGAAAAAGATAAAGGAAAAGATTGATCAGGACCGTCAGTATTAGCAGCGTAAGCTAAATAATTTTGAGTCACTCTTTGAGAGTGCTCTAAATTAATAGGTTTACTCCAACCAAAAGCTGAAGCAGCACCTGCTAAAATTTCAGAATACCAAGAAGTCATACTAGCATAAGAAGACAACAATGGAACTTTAGTAAAAACATCTGCAGCTCCTTTAACTTTCATAAGAGCAGAAGAAATAGGACCCATACCTGCACTAACTTGTTCAGAATCAGTCTCATTCTTTCTCCTAGTCGAGGAAGTAAAACCACGACCAGATTGAGGAACTGCTGCACTAATAAGTTCTATATCTTCAAAAGAAGCCCACAAAGTGTAACCACACGTTGTTGATCCAGAACCAGCAACCAGTGTCGAATACGGATAAATTTTAAAAATACCAAAAGCATACGCACTAGTAGCAGAAGTAAAAGACGTCATAGGGAAAAAACCATACGCAGAATTAAACTTATACTTAAGTACCGCTTCAGTATCACAATTCAAATCCAATTCCACATGAGGTAATTGAATTCTTTGAACTAAAGTACTTGTTATAGCATTAAGTCTAGCTCGAGCATTTCCTGTAGCACCAGTAACAGCACCACCAGTAGGAACAAATTGAACATTGTATCTACCTTGTTGGAATCTTGTAGCATTAACCACAAGTCTCAATACAGTAGTAGCTCGAAATCCTAAATAACCCTTCAACTTATCC